TTGTTCAATGGACTTTGGTTATCGTATGCCATCAGTATTATGGTTTCAAACCTATATAGAAAATGGTAATCCACATATTAATATTATAGATGAGATAATTCACGAAAGAAATATTGCAACTGATAAGTTAGCAGAAATGATTAAGAAAAAGAATTATCCTGTTATTACTTACTACGGCGATCCTGCTGGTAGTTTCGTTCAAGGACAATCTGGAATGGGAGATATTCATGTATTTAGAAAGCACGGAATTTATGTAGAGTATCGTATGGACAAACTATCTCGTAATATACAAGGTGGTGTTAGTTATTGTCGTGGGTTCTTTGAAAATGTAGACGGACTAAGACGAATTAAAGTAGATAATAGATGTGTAGGCATTGCAGAGGATTTTGAGAATTATAGATTCCCAGAAGCTCAAGAAGGTAAGCCGATTTCTAACAATCCTATCAAAGATGGATACAACGAACACGGCTGTGATGCTTTTAGATATTTTATATTGAATAGATTCCCCATTAAGAGTAACTTCATTGGAAGAATATCACGATAAATAGGAAAACAAATGATTTTTACACCACAAGAGATTATACAGGATTCATTAACTCACTTCAAAGAAGAACAAGCGAAAGCGAGAAGGGAAGAAGTTAGAAAGTCATTAGATTATTATTCTGGTTCATTAACGCACCAGTACATAGAAGATTATTTTAAGTCTGACGCATTCCAAGAAATTCCTCATTACAATACTAATATTGTTAAAAAATTTGTTAATCGTATGTCCAAGATATACACGATTGGTGCTAAGAGAAATGTAACCAAGAGATATGATGAGCTGACTGAAAATAAGAATGCTCGTATGAAACAAATGGAACGAATGACAAGACTAATTGGTACGTGTGCTACTTATGTTATGTATGATGAAGAATCAGAAAAATTTGATTATCGTTCTATCTATTATTTTGAGCCTTACTTTGGCGACAACCCTTATAAGCCAGAAGCTATTGTTTATCCAATGATGCACGGACACGCAGAAATTGGAGATACTCAACAATTACAATATGCTTACTGGGATTCAGAAAGATGTATCAAGTTTGATGACAACGGAGATGTCTTTGAGGAAATAGAACACAACTTAGGTGTATTACCTTTTGTGTTTAGTCATAGAGAAGAACAATTAGATTCTTTCTTTGTTGAAGGAGCTACAGATTTAGTATCTGCTAATGAGCATATCAATATTACAATGACTGAAATGCAATTAGGGCTACGCTTCCAAATGTTTGGACAGCCAGTTGTAACTGGAATCATTTCTGACAATAGTAATGTTAGAGCAGGTTCAGATGAAATTTTAACTTTGCCAGAGGGAAGTAACTATAATATTGTTGCTCCACAAGGAAATGTAAGAGATGTTATCGAAAACATTAAATGGCAAATAGAATTAGTGGCGTTAAATAATCATCTATTTGTTACCTTTGCACAATCAGGTGGAGAAGTACCTAGTGGTATATCGCTAATGATTAAAGACTTAGAACGCCACGAAGATTTTATGGACGATAAAGAATTATATCGTCAGTATGAAAAAGATTTCTATAAAGTAGAGTATGCTTTATCTCTATCTAATAATTTAGGGTTACCAGATCCTAAGCGTTTCAAAGTCGATTTCTCTGAAGTCGAATATCCTATGACTGCTCAAGATAAGATTTTGTTAAGCGAATATAAGCTGAAACATAACTTAACTACTGAAGCAAAAATAATGGCAGATGAGAATAAAGATTTAAGTGTGGAAGAAGCACAAAGAATCATTGAAGAAAATAGAGATGTCAATGGTGTATCATTGCCAGTAGAACAAGTAGAACCAGTAGAACCAGTTCAACAAGTTGAGCCACTTGAAGTAGTCGAAGATGATAAAGACAGAAACGAAAGCTAATTTTAACTTCCATAAAGTTAATGAGGAGGCAATGCGTAAAAACATTATCTCTAAATTAGAAAAACTTGCAAAGTCTGCACTCAAGAAAGTAAAAAAGACATTCAAAACCGAAACAGATATCAATGGAAAGAAGTTTGCAAAATCCACCCATAGTTACCTAATCAGAAAACATAAATTAAATAAGTCTGCAATGAAGGGTAATAAAATTATGACAGATACGGGCAGATTAGAAAAAAGTATTACAACATCTAGGAGCAAAAGTAATTTGACTGCTAGTGTCGGAACTCCCTTAGGGCAATACGAAGATCATTTAGAAAGAAAAGTTAGGTTTTCTAGGGAAGTAGATGGTAAAAGTGTTAGCTATAGTGGATATAGAGGAAGTCTTGGTAATGTTCCACAGAGAAAATTCTTTTTTACATCAGTCAAAGAAGCATATGATATATTTGAACCTGAGATTGAAAAACAAGCAGAGGAATTTTTAGATGATTTTTTAAAGAATCTTTCAACTCGTATGCGTAAGCTTAGTTGATGGAAAGTATAATAAAAGAAATATTTAAAATGATAAAAGAGCTTCGTGAGGTTTCAAAAGCCAATAACGAGCTTCTAGGTTTTATATGCCAAAAAATATCTCCAGACGATTCAGTAGAAAAAGATTGTATTGATATAGGAGCGTTTATGACAACTTCTTTAGAGATGTCTGAGATGTTCGAAAAATACGATATTATGCCTGACGAGTTTGGGATTTCATAGATTCTTCCCTCTCGATTAATTCTTCCAGCCACTTTCTTCTTTCATTATTTGTAGGACGCTTAGCTGGTAATGGATCTAACCCTACTCTTTTAGCTCGTTGCAATAACGCATATCTGTTAGCTCTGTCTTCTCTACGTTTTTGCCTATAAGGTTTCTTACCCTTTTTTATATTAGCTACTGCTTTCTTTTCATCTTGCTTTCTTTTTAAAGGCTTGTCGTTTATGGGATTTCTTTTCGGAAGCACCTCTATAGCTTGTTGGACTTCTTCGCTTTCTACATCGATAACCTCAGTAGCGTCTATTTCAGTTGCTTTTAAGAATTTTTCAAATGGACTATCTACGGTTACATTAATATTCTTAACTAATTTACCAGAATGCTCTAATACTAGACGTCCTGCTTGGACATTTCCTTCCACAGCTTCTCGCACCATACTATTTAATACCATAGGTAGCTTCGCATTAAAACTAATCATATAGCGTTTATAATACATTTCTACAAACCTATCATCAGAAAACCAGTTATGAATCGTTTGGGGTGTCATATTTAGCTCGTGAGCTAGTTCGGTTTTGTTCAAGTCTGGATTATTAATCAGTAAGTCAATAGCAGCCATTTGATTGGATTTTTTTAACTCTATATTACTCATCGTCCTTGTCCTCTATATTTTTTCTTATAGTATTTGGTAGATAGCTTTGTACCACGCTTTGTGTTATTGCTATTACCTTGTCGAGTTTTTTTGGCTCCATTAGAGCGTCTTTCTTGTCGCTTTACGTTCTTCATTTCTTCTTCTTATCCTTGCGAAATATCTTTTCCCACTTCTTTTCCCACTCTTTTTGGGATATGCCTATTCTCGGCTTGTCGCCTTTACCAGCACCGTCAGGTTTTTTGTATATACTCTTTTCTACCATTTAACTTTGTTAGACCAATACGCTGCTGACATTTTACCTCTTGCTATATTCTTTGCGTGTCTAGCTTTGAATGATCTGCGTCTTGCTTTCTGTGCTGCTGTCTTAGGATTCTTACCAGCACCACTCACACCTTGTTGACCAAAACGAATAAGTCTAATCTTACTACCAGACTTTGCCAGGACAGCGTGTGATTTTTTTGGGTGCTTAGGTGTTCGCTTAGGTTTATTATAACCTCTAAAGCGTTGCCCTCTATAAGTGATTGCCATTACTTCTTCTTCCTTTTGCGTTTCTTGTGGGCAGAATCTTTCATTAATCTACCACTAGGCATATAATGATAACCCTTTGGTGCCTTCTTGCGTTTTTTTGCAGTTCTAGGCATTATTTCTTTTTACCTTTTTTCTTTTTCTTTTTATGATATGGCATAACTATCTCCTCTTTTTCAATTTTTCTTTTGGACAAACTCTAATATAATCTACTCGATTTTCTGCTAGTGTATATCCTTTGTGTAACCCACAATAAGTTAACTCTCCTCGCTTTGCAGCGAATGAGCAGTTTTTTTGGATAAGCGAACAGTAGTCGAACATCTATACTAATCTATATCTAATTCTTTATATAATTTGCGATCTGTCATAGTACTTTTA